ATTTTTTAACTGCCAACGATAATGTTGAAGTTGATTACGCCTTAGCTGCGTAATCTGAGGCTGCTAGTGGCCTTATTCCCCAAAACTAGCAAAAAGTTTCTTATTTCTTTCAAAAAATAAGTGGTGCGCACGTTTAGTTGAGTTACTGAGCAGTTTGCTGGTTCAAAAACCAGCTAATCTTGTGAATGACAGAATATTTGATGATTCTTGGACGTGGGTTCGATTCCCACCGCCTCCACCAAGCGAATGACCCTGCGGGTGGAATCGTTGATATAGAGGGCTGGGCTAATCAACACTTTAAAGAGGTAAAAATGGCTAGAAAACGTAAACAGAATGAAGAAATTGAGGAAGATAAAGGCAAACCATGGAAAAATATAGCACAATTTAATAATTTTTGTGATGCTGATAAGAAAAGAATCAAACTTTTGTCTGAAAATGATAAAATTCAAGTAAAAGTTAAACGTGCCGGCGACTGCGGACTAAAATTTGTTGTAAAATTGAGAAAAAATCCACTTTTCGAAGAAAAAAATGAGAAAAAAGGCAAAAAAAAGGGAAAAAATAAGGGCGCGCGCCAATGAAAGACATATTTTGGGCCGGAAAAGATAAAAAAGACAAAGACAGTTCTCCAATATCTGCGAATAGTGACAAAAGTAACGTTGTTGAAACAACAAATAATAGAATTTACTACTATTCAGAAGTTTCTAGACAAAAAATCCTCACTTTAAACAAAAGTTTGAAGAATTTGAATGATAATTTGCTCAATCAGGCGCAATTGCTTGGCTTAGATGACCCGGCAAACATATATTTGCATATAAACAGCTTCGGAGGCAGTGTTTTTGCAGGGTTGTCGGCTGTAGATTACGTAAAATCATGCGATGTACCTGTTATTACAGTGGTTGAGGGTTGCGCAGCTTCTGCAGCGACTCTTTTCAGTGTTGTGGGCACTCATAGACAGATAAGAAGTAACTCTTTTATGTTAATTCATCAAATATCTTCGTCAATGTGGGGGAAATACGATGAAATGAAGGATGATATGGAGAATTGTGATCTTTTTATGCGAATTATTAAGGACATTTACAACGAACATACGAAAATACCCAAGAAAAAGCTTAATGAGATACTAAAACATGACCTATGGTTCGATGCTGAGACATGTCTTGAATACGGTCTCGTCGACGAGATAATTACGTAAATTATGCCGATTTATGAATATAAGTGCCGAGTTTGCGGTTTTAGGTTCGAACTAATGCAAAAATTCAATGAAAGTGTGCCATTATGCAACAATATAGTAATTAGTGGCTCTGTTGAGCGCCGCTGCAGCGGGAAATGTGAAAAACTCATATCAAAAGGAACATTTTCGCTAAAAGGCGGCGGCTGGTACAAAGATGGCTATATTAAACCGGAAAAAGACAATTAATATTTAATATGGTACGTTTTCATATATATACTGTTTTAATTGGGCATGAGTTGGAGAATACGTAATAAACGGAAATCTTGTGTTTACTGAATGTATCATTCCAATAATATACCCATCTTTATCATATATGGGAGAGCCAGAGCTACCTCCGATTGCTGGAATTGAATATATAGAAAACGATTGTTTTTTATCAGATGGGTTTCTGTGAAAATATCCTGCAAAATAACCATCTAGCTTAGGAATCATGTTTGAGTAAAACATCCCCAAGGGTGCCGCCAAATTATACGCTTTATCCCCTGGTTCAGGGGCATAATGTGAAATTAATGCTGATTTTCTTTTAAGTTTTTTGACATAAATTAAACATAAGTCAAGTTTTCTGTCATAATGTATTACATTAACATCATACTTTTTCATATCGATATCATAAGCATAAAATTTAATTTTTTGGATTGGGGCGCCTCTAATAACAGATTGTAACAGAAGATCCATATCGTCTTCACAGAAGTGAGCTGCAGTTATGGCATATGATCCAGTTTTGCCAGAGCTAACAACAAAAGCAGAAGCAGATGATATAACTCTTTCTATTCTACATTCAGTTTGTTGTTTTTTTTCATTTTCTTTGCACTCTCTAGCGGAGAATTTATTTTCTACTTTTAAAAAGGATTCTCTAAAATCTTTGTTACCGTCATTAAGGCCGCCTCCAATAAAATAAGATGAATTCATAGCACAAGAAACGGCAACCATGGTAATTGTAGCAAATAAAAAGAAAATAAATACACTTAAAATTATTTTTTTCACTATATTGTTCCTCCTCCTATTTATAACTAGAGAATAAATCTTAATTTTTTGCTATATATGCTTAATATATTATTTTTAAAGGAGAACTCTAGAATATGAGTAAAATACTTAGTTTTTGTTTTGCTCTTCTAATATTGGTTGGTTGTGTTGCTGGAACATCAATTATAAGTGGCGAAGCCATTAATCCAGAAATTGAACATATGACCGATGAAATGTTAGAATTAGCAAGCGACATAGAACAAGAAAGAACAGCAGCAATTTATGTTGTTGTTATTTCAGAACCAGAAATCATAATCGCTAAACCACCAGAAGAATAAGTTATTTAATGTGGCTGTAAGAAAAAAAACATATGTTTTGGATACAAATGTCTATTTGACAGACGCTAATGCCATTTTTGCATTTGGGAAAAATGATGTATTGGTGCCTTTAAAAGTAATTGAAGAAATAGACAAACACAAAAAAAGACAGGATAGTGTTGGTTTAAATGCTAGAAATGTAATTCGAATTTTAGATAATTTGAGAGGAAAAGGTTCCCTTAAAAATGGTGTTCGAATTGCGAAAGGCAAAGGGATAATATACATCCGTAATTCTGATGTTTCGTTATTGCCAAAAGAACTATCAACTATAGATCCGGACAATATGATTATTGGCACGGTTCTTACAGAAAAACAAAATTATCCTAATAAAAAAATAATTGCTGTATCGCGCGATATTAACATGAGAATCAAATTTGATTCTTTAAACATTCGAGTAGAAGATTATACAGTTGGTCAAGTTGTACAAAATAGTTCTCTACTATATACTGGTTTTACAAAACATTTAGTTGATGATGAAATTATTGATCAATTTTATGAAGGTGAAGATATATTTCTAGAAAAAGAAGAGGTAAAGCTTTATCCTAATCAAATGGTTATGCTTGTTTCTAGCTCAAATGAAAAAAAGACAGCATTAGCTAGATTTACTAACCACAGTTCTTCAATTGAAAAAATTCCGGACAAAAATGACGTTTGGGGAGTTAGATCTAGAAATAAGGAGCAAAAATTTGCTTTAGACTTACTATTGGATCCAAATGTCCCCGTTATTACGCTAGTTGGAAAAGCAGGAAGTGGAAAAACATTATGTGCTATAGCCGCAGGCCTTCATCAGACTGTTGAGGATGGCAAAGAATCGATTTATCGACGTTTGATAGTAACTAGGCCTATACAACCTCTTGGGCGCGATATAGGCTATCTTCCGGGCTCCATGGAGGAAAAAATGATACCATGGCTAAGTCCTATCAAGGATAATTTAGAATATTTGATGGGCGATAAAAAAATGCTTGACTTATATATAAATGATGGTACAATAGAGGTAGAAGCATTAACTTATATTAGAGGTCGTTCTATTTCGAATGCGTATATTGTTATTGACGAATGTCAACAGTTAACTCAACATGAAATAAAAACGATCTTAACAAGAGTCGGAGAAAATACTAAAATAGTAATGACAGGCGATATTGAACAAATAGATAACGTATATGTTGATGAAACATCAAATGGTTTAACATATGTCGTTGAAAAACTTAAAGAACATGATTTGGCTGGGCATATAACGTTAACAAAGGGCGAAAGATCAAAAGTTGCAACTTTAGCAGCAAAAATTTTATGAGGTATAATAAATGGATATAGAATGGGAAAATGCAGAAGAGCAAAAAAATAAAACTCTTGAGGAAGTGGTCGGTAAAGACACGGAATTAAAGAATTGGCTTGTCGAATATGTAGGTAACAAAAAAGAACCAGAAGACGGGAATGTTACCGTAGACATGATTGTTAATACTGTAGCAGATGAATTTCCAGAATTTCTTTTAGCAGTCGCAGAAGAAAACTGGATTAGAGGGTACGAACAAGCTTTGACAGATGTCGATGTAGGTAAAAATATAGCAGAGGAAAAAAATGACAAATAGAGAAAATATAAGTCAATATATCAGAACTTCATCTTTGAAGATTCTTCGCGAAAGATTACATTATGAATTTTTCAACAATATTCAGGTTTACGTAAAAGATAGGTTACCAGAAAATTTTGATTTAAATTATGTATTGACAAAAATTGAAAATACGATACCATTACACTTTGTTTATAATATCGATTCAATTATTATTGGGCAGTTTGATGAATTTGCGGAAAAAGAAGTTAATGCTTCATATAAAGATGGAACTTTATATATAACAAATGATCAAGACAGCGAAGACGATATGATAGATGATGTTGTTCACGAAATAGCTCATGCTTTGGAAGAAATGGCATATAATGAAATTTATGACGATGAAAAAGTTACAAATGAATTTCTTGGGAAAAGAAAAAGATTGTATAGTATTTGTAAACAAGAAGATATCGGTGCCAATATCAGCGATTTTCTGAATACTGACTTTTCACAAAATTTTGATAATTTGTTATACAAAGAAATAGGGTACCCTATATTAACAAATTTAAGCATGGGATTGTTTTTATCTCCATACGGAATAACTTCTTTAAGAGAATATTTTGCAACTGGCTTCGAAGAATATTATCTTGGTGGAAGAAATTATTTAAAAACCATAAGTCCAAATTTATATGAAAAAATTGATAATTT